ATATTCATAGACAAAACTTTGTTTGTTATGTCCCTTCCTACGCTGTCAAAAATCCAACTGTTTTTCGGCATGGTTACATTGTCCGAACATTAAGTGGAATCGGGCCTGACTGGCGCACATATTGCTGTAGTGCTCTAACAATGCTGTTGGGGTCGCCGCCGTTCACATTGACTGTGATACCGCCACCACCACCAAAACCCATACTGCCCAACTTTGACAACGGTATAACGGCTTCAGGGCCTGCTTCGCCAATCATGGCTAATTGTGGACCCGTGACAATGCCGCCCTGGGCAAGCATGGGAATGTCTGGCACATCGAAACCTTTGCCACCGATACCAGGAATCCAGTCTGGGGTCTTAAACGACAGTTTGCCTACCGTGTTATTCCATAGCCCTGCAACAGCCCTAAACGCCGCTTTGAACGGCGCTGTGATTACATCAGCAACAAAGCCCATAGTGGCTTTAATACCGTTGTAAATAATGCCAAAGAAGTTGGCTATGTCATCTTTGAATTTGACGACAGCAAGAACGGCTAAACCAAACGGGCCAGTAAGGACAGCCAACAACAACGGCCAGTTGTCCTTCACCCAGTTAAAAACTGTTTTGACAGTTCCCCACAAAAAGTTAAACCCTGTTTTGATTCCGTCAATGGCTTTGCCGAAAATGTCAAATTTGACTTGTAGAACAACTAGGGCCGCAATGATTGCAAGAATAATGCCTACGCCAGTGGCTACCCACAAGGCGCTAAATGATGTTGCTAGGACAGCGTTAACAGCGGCAGTGATAGCGGTTAAGGCGTTCCATGCGGCAATTGCACCATTAGTTAAAAGCACGGCGGTAGCAATGCCGCCAATGACAGCGCCCAGGGTTACCACCAAACCAACATTGTTACTAATCCATGTTGCAAAAGAAGACAGGGCTGGCAACAGTTTTTCTACTACTGGGAACACAGCGGCGCCAACTGATTCTTTGAATTCGCCCATTTGGATTCCAAAGGATTTCATTTTGCCTGAAGCAGTGTTGGCGGCAGTCGAAGCCTGACCTTTGAATGTGCCAGCCAGGGCGGCAAAAACTTCATCAGTGCTAGCACCGTTTGCAATCAAACCAGCCAGGGCTGGGTCTAACTTCTTCAGTGGCCCTAGTTGCCCATTAAAAGCCTTGCTGAGGGCGTCAGATACTGCGCCTAAGTCTTTGCCTGTACCGGCTGAAATATCTAGCGCCAGCGTCATTAAATCTTGTGCTTTCGTTACATCACCAGTGCCACGAACAAGTTTGTCGAAGGCTGGCCGTAGTTCGTCATCAGCGACAGCGGCGGCAATGCTGGTTTTGGTAATGAATTTTTCAACGCTGGCCACCTGTGCGTCAGTGGCACCAGTTGTGTTCTGCAATGTCTTAGCCAGGGTTTGGGCGGCCTTGTCGTCTTCCATAAACGCTTTGACAGCGTCAGCGCCAACAATGGCTAAACCACCCAGGGCGGCGGCGGCAGGCAATGCGGCTTTGCCAATAGCAAACTGGGCTTTTTCGCCAGCGGTTTCTAATTTCTTAAATTCCCTAATGGCACTGTCAATGCCTTTGCTGTTGAAATCAGAAATAATGGGAATTGAAATAGCCATTAGAAAACCTTCAGATTCTTGTTTGCTTCAGCCATAACACCATCAACAACTTTTTGAACTTCGGTTGTTAAGTCAGCAATTTTTGCTTCGAATACAGGCCAGATAACACGGCTGGCAGAACGCCCAAATTTGGCGCTAAACGCTGTTGCTAGTGGGTTGACATTGGCACGGCCTGCTATGTCAAAGATTGCGGCGGCAGGGTTTTTTTGCATGACAGAAAAGGCGGCGCCTTTCTTCTTGTTGTTAACACGCACAGCAACACCACGAACAGCCTTTGAAGCAGACAACGGGAACACTTGCCGCCCTGCTGGTGACCAGTTGCGTGTAGTGCCACTAGGGAAACGCATATCGTCATAATTTGACTTCATAGCGTCAGTCATTGGTTTGGCGATTTCTTTCATGTTCGCCACATACGCTTTTCGATAACCAGGCTCTACCTGGTTCAAATACTTAACAGCCTCTTTGACCCCAGTAACCTGCAAAGTCAAATCGGTTGCCATGTCATTTTCTGCTTTCGTTAATGACCTTAATAACCGTTGCCAGGTCGCTGTTATCAAACTCTACTTGCTGTGGCCAGTACCCTGTCGCAACCAAAACCTGGGCTAGTGCGTATCGGTAGGTACTGGCAAAGTAGGGCGGTCAGGTTCGTCGCTAACAACTTCAAGCACCACAAGTTTCTTAATGAAGTCATCAAGAACTACCGGCACAACTACGCCGTGTTGCTGGCATGCCTGGTGTGCAAGGTATGCCAAATCTTCAATGCCAATACCGCTGGCCATGTCGCTGGCTTTGCGTTTGAATTTGCGTTCCCACGAAACGATAGTGAAAAGGTTGGTACTTACTTCAATAGGGCCTTCACCCTGGTCTACTTTAAGTGTTAGTTGCATGTCGGGCCGTTTCTGTTGGTGATTAAATCAGGCAACAACGGTGGTTAAAGTTCCACCCTTGAAGGTAATTGAAATGGTGCTTAGTTCGCCCATGGTTGCGTTAATGACAGGCAACGCTTCAAGGTAGGCGCCTACTAATTCGAATCTGGGTTCCGTTGGGCTGGCAGTGGTCAAGCCTGCAACAGTGTTAGAAACTTTTACCGTAGTGGTTGTGCCAACCAGTGCGGCAAGTGTTGCGTAAGTTTCGGTGGCCGCATAGGACATGTACAAGTCCAATGTGATTTCCTGATTGTAGAGACCAGCAACAAACACACGGCTGGTTCCACCAAAGGCTGTTGCTTCTAATGCTTCGGCAGTGTTGGTAACGGTGGCGCTGGTGCATTGGTCGGTTAACGAAACGCTGTTGACCATTACGCCTGGGTTTGAAAGGTAAGTCGAAGTAGCCATGGTGTTTAATCCTTCTTTGTGTGTGCTTTAGTTTTAGCAGATTTTGGGGCTTGCTTGTCGCTGGCTGGTTCATCAGATTTGATGAAACCATGAAGCAACAATGCTTCAATGTTGGTTCCTGCACCTGGCACAAATTCTGCGCCTACTGTGCCGATTTTGTCGCTAGTGATTGTGTATTTCATGTTCACCCTGTCTGTGCTTGCATGTCAATGGATAGGTCATAAGCGGCAAATGTTTGGCCGCCAATTGGGATATAGCCAGGGCGCCCAGATTTCACTGCAACATTCTTTGCTAGGACTTGCGCACACATGCTTAAAACATTGCGTAAGCCGTCAAGATTGCCTGGCCCTAGTGTTACTACTTTTACCGAAAAATTCATGGTGACAATGTTGTAATTGAAGGCGTCAAAACTGGGGGCGTCAATAAACACACATGGTGGGTTTATTTTTTCGGGGTCAAACACAACCCGTAAACCTGTGATGGTTGCCAGCGTTGTCGCTAGGTCATCTATGGCTTCATTGAATAGGTCGGTGTAAGCCATTACGCAACCGCTGGCCGTGGGATACCGGCTAACTGTTTGATTAACGGTGATAGGCCTGACACGGTGGCTACGCCCATATCGCTAAAACTTGCGAATTGGTCAATGGCACCACGCTGTCTGTAAATGCTTCCGCCCATCATGATTGTTGCTAATTCGACATCACCTGAAGGCACAGTAGTTAAAGAATCTGTGTAGCCGCTTTCTTGCCTGCGACGAAATATGAAATTGTTGGCGCTATTTGCACATTGTGTTAGGAAAGCCGTTTCGTCTACGCCTGCCAAAGCAATGCCCAACCATGTGGCAATTTGCGTTCCTGTTACCCAGGTGCAAGTTTCGGTGAAAGTCAGGGTGCCTGGTGGAATTGCGGCGCTTCGGCTTAGGTCATCATCAGCGTCGTAGAACAACACCTGGTTAGGTATTGGCAAGTTGTAATCAAATAACAAATCGCCTTGTGAATCAACGCCTATGAAGTAGTAACTAGGCAATGCGTAAACGGTGTGTGTACCGTTCAGTTGGTGGCCTAAGCCTGCAAGTGTGAACGATTGACCTAAACCCAATTCAGGTTCCGTCAGCGTTTGAACAACTGCGTAGTTATCCAAACGCTGGTGGAAAGTAACAGAATAAACAGCCATGGGCGGCTAACCGCCTTTCGACTAAGCCTGGGTGATTTTGCGAATCATTGAACTGTTAGCGGCGAACACTGCCGCATAACCGTACATTGACATGGTGCGTGACACCGTGGTGGGGTTCTCAACACTTAGCAAGCCTTCATCTTGGCGATAAATTTCATATGCATTGGCGTTAA